AGATTTTAGTACCCCGTACATTCAAAACAAAAAGAATAGGGCAAAGGGGTCTGACGGGACTCTTTTGCTCTTTTGTTGGGATACAGATTCATATAGACTTCTCAAACCTGAGAATGTCACAAGTGTAGTTCCTCTTTCTTCTGTTTTACAAAATAGGAGGTAGTATGGAATTATATGAAGCACCCCCTGTTTATGAAAAAGTAGTACACGAAAACGAAGAAAAGCATACACAGGTACGACTGACTATCAATCCTTTTCGAGGAATAGAGTATCTACATCTTCGAGAATATTATATGGACTTTGATGAAGAATGGAAACCTACACCAAAAGGGATTGCAATGGAACTAGATTTTAATAACTCCAGAGAATTATTTTCCGGGCTTGTAGAAATACTTTCACTAGCAGAATCAAAGACTGTATTAGAGGATCATTTTAAAGATTTTATTGACGATATCTACAAATAGTTCTTGACTTTATTCCTGAATTTTCGTATAATATAGGTTCTATTCAGTGAGAGAACTATGAAAGAATTTTTGGATCATGCATCAGACCAGTACTACAACGGTACACCAATTATATCTGATGCAGAATTTGATAAACTCGCACAGATACACAACTACAGCAGTGTAGGCTACAGTGTAACTGACGGTACTCCTCACTATTTTCAAATGTATTCTCTACAGAAATTCTTTTCTGTAGAAGATTGCCCTGCCACAAAAGAAGACTCCGGCTATATTGGTAGCCCCAAGCTAGACGGAGCGGCAGTATCTATCCTATATGTCAATGGAAAGTTCGAGCACGCTCTTACTCGGGGTGACGGCAAACTTGGCAAAGACATCAGCGATAAGATGGAACATCTTGTTCCTGATAGAATACTAACCAATCACAGAACTCTTCAAGTAACTGGAGAAGTAGTAGCTCCAAAAGAGTTACCCAACGCAAGAAACCTTGCAGCGGGGTCGCTGAATCTCAAAGATGTAGATGAGTTTCTTACTCGTCCTTTGAAGTTTATCGCCTATGATGCACAACCAAACCTACACGCTCTTTGGTCTATGAGTCTAAAAGAGTTGTACAAGTTTGGGTTTCTCACAGTTCTTGGAGAAAATTGGACAGACATCTATCCAACTGATGGGCAGGTATACCGTATCAATCGGTATGAAACCTTTGAGAAAATGGGCTATACAGCTCATCATCCTCGTGGGGCTTTTGCTCTCAAAGAGCAGAAGGAGGGGGTAGTAACTAAACTACTTGATGTCAAGTGGCAAGTCGGAAAGAGCGGTGTTGTAAGCCCAGTGGCTATTCTTGAACCAGTAATGATTGGTGATGCAGAAGTCTCTCGGGCTACTCTCCATAATATCGAATATATTCATGGTCTCGGACTTGAGATCGGATGCTCGGTAGAGGTTATTCGGAGTGGAGAAATTATACCCCGAATTTTGCGACGAGTTGAGAAAAAATAGTTCTTGACAAACATCCCAAATTTTAGTAAAATATACGTTCAATTTCAAAGGAGTAATTTGTGTCATCAATTCAAGCACCAACCAACTGTCCCAGTTGTAATTCAGTACTTGAATGGGTAAATCACATTCTTTATTGCCGCAATACTCTTTGTGGTGACCAATCATCTAAAAAGATAGAGCACTTCGCCAAGACTTTGAAGATCAAAGGCTTAGGTCCAGCTGCAATCGAAAAGTTGCAACTCGAAGTTGTAGATGAGATTTACAATCTTTCCGAATCCGAGATTACGGATAGACTTGGATCACAAAAGCTCGCAGAGAAATTGTATGTAGAAATTAAGAACTCTGAACTTGCACCATTGAATGCATTGTTACCAGCTTTCAGCATTCGTTTGATTGGCAAGACAGCAACCGACAAACTATCAACAGTATGCAGTTCCATAGATGATATAACAGAGGATAGTTGTAAAGAAGCAGGTCTCGGTCAAGTAGCGACGCGCTCTCTTCTCAACTGGCTGAAGGAAGATTATCCGTTTATCAAACTTCCTCATAGCTGGAAGTTTTCTAAAGTGGAGAAGAAAGCAAGTGCTGGTGTAGTTTGCATTAGTGGTAAATTGAAGAGTTACAAAACTAAGGCTGAAGCCGCTAATATATTGAAAGAGTATGGCTATACAATTAAAGATAGTGTCACCAAAGACGTAACAATACTTGTCAATGAGAGCGGGATTGAGTCCCAAAAAACAATCAAAGCCAGAGAATCTGGCATAACTATAGTTGAAAATCTAGTAGATTTTTTAGGAGAAAGACATGGCATTGCCTAAGTGGACAGATGAGCGAACCAACCAGCTTACTGATTTTGTTGGTGACGAAGCTCCCATTTCTCAAGCAACTGTTGCAGAAGCAGCAGACCAGCTTGAAACCTCAACTCGATCTATCTCTAGCAAATTGAGAAAGATGGGTTATGAAGTAGAATTAGCGTCTACCGCTACTTCTCGAACCTTCTCGGAAGATCAAGAGGCAACTCTTGCAGCTTTCGTTTCAGACAACAGCGGTGAGTATACTTACACTCAGATCGCTGAGCACTTTGAAAATGGTGCATTTTCTGCAAAGTCAATCCAAGGAAAGATTCTTTCTATGGAATTGACCGATCATGTCAAGCCTGCTCCTAAAGTAGAAGCAGTGCGAACCTACTCTCCAGAGGAAGAAGAAACCTTTGTTGAGATGGTAAATGACGGAGCATTTGTTGAGCAAATCGCAGACGCTCTTGATCGAAGTGTAAACTCAGTACGGGGCAAGGCTCTCAGCCTACTTCGTTCTGGCGACATTGATGCTATTCCGCGTCAAGAGTTTACAAAAGGAACTTCCAAAGAAGATCCTTTGGCAGATTTGGGCGACGTGTCAGAAATGACCGTTGACACAATAGCAGAAGCTATTGGCAAGACTCCTCGTGGAGTTAAGACGATGCTAACGCGTCGAGGCCTAGTAGCAGCTGACTACGATGGTGCTGCAAAGCAAGCAAAAGCAGCAGGTTAATTTAGGCGGGGAAACCCGCCATATCTTCGGGGGAAGAGTTGAATATCGCGAGTGCGTTGATAAAGCAGGTTATAGCTCTGCAGGATTTTGACACCTGGAGTTCTGTACGCCGAGATTATTTACCAACGGAGTATCATAGTTTATTTTCTATAATAGACAAACATACCACTACATATCATTCTCTTCCCACCTTTGAAGAGTTAAAGTTTTCTATTCGTGATTCAAAGTCTCTGGAAAAGCTCTATGCGATTGAGACAGTACAAGTTGAAGCGGATGCTTCAATGCTTCTTGAATACCTCAAGAATGAGTACACTCAGAAAGAGATTCTTGATTCACTGGAAACTTATATTGACAACTCTGTAGCTTTTGAAAATGCAGAAGAGTCAGTTACACATCTACATCAGATTGTTCTGGACGTAGAAAAGAAAGTTGACTTGCAACCACCTCAGGAGAGTATGCAACGTATCTCTCTATTTGAGGACGATGAAGAGATTTCCAGATACCTTGCTCTGGGCTTAAACGAGAACTATGATCGTGAGATTCGGTTCTCGCCGAAAGACTTAGTGTTGATTGGAGGCAGACGGGGTGCTGGTAAATCTCTGACTTGTGCAAATATTGCTCACAATGTGTTTGAAAGTGGTAGATCTGCGATGTATTTTACCATCGAGATGGATTCTATCCAAACTTTACAAAGAGTTTGTTCAATCGCAACGGGTGTACCATTCTCAAGACTTAGAACTAAGAATCTAAGTATTTCAGAGTGGGAAGACGTAACTGCTTGGTTTGCTGGTCGTTTTGAAAATAGTAATGAGATTTTGGAAGAATACAAGGAACACAGAAACTTTGAAGACTTTCATCATAAACTTACAACAACCTGTGGGCTTCTCCCGACCCAACAAGTAGATGTAATTTATGATCCAGCTTTGACGCTTGCAAAAATCAAAGCAGAAATGGACAAGAAAGTGAAAGCACTCGATGTAGCAGTGGTTCTTGTAGACTACATAAATCAAGTGAAACGTTCTGCCATTCCTTCACGAATGGGACAATACGACTGGACAGAACAAATAGAAGTGAGTAAAGCACTAAAGAGTATGGCACAGGAGTATGAATGTACTGTTGTGACTCCATACCAAACAGACGCTAGCGGTGAAGCGCGTTTTGCGAAAGGTATATTGGATGCTGCGGACGCTGCCTATGCTCTTGAGACTTATGACCAAGAGGATGCAGCGATAACATTCAACTGTACTAAAATGCGTTCAGCCGCTATGCGATCTTTTACTTCTACAATCAATTGGGAAACAATGAAGATTGGTCCGGAGACTGCAATGACTCCAAAAGAACGAGAAGAATCAGATCAAAAAACAGGAGAAGATATAGATGATCTCTAGAAGCGACCTGCCTCAGCTCAGTGAACAATTACTTAGAGATAATGGTATTGATTATGAATACCTAACAGTTACTGTATCTGCTATAAAGCCTATCCAAAGTGATAGGCTTCCTTTTGATGATAATAGATATCTTGAAAGATATGTAAAAATTACAAATGATACCTATAAACCTCTTATTGTAGACAAAGACTTTAATCTTATAGACGGACACCACCGTTACGATATTATGCGAAGAATGGAATTTTTTGAAGTTGCAAGAGTTCTTCAATTAGATATTAGCTATCAAGAAGTAATTGACCTTTTCAAAAATAATTCTTGACTTTTTGACCTCACCTTGATATAATATGCCCATGAAAAACGGAAACAATCCTGTTTTCGTTCTTCGTTCATCTTACCCTGTAAGACGGAAGTAGACATTCTTGTCGAAGGAACGCATACCTTTAGGAGAAATGTTATGACTACGTACTATAGAGGCGCAAAGGTGCAAACTCATGTTTCAGAAAATATAGACAAAAGACCTACAAAAGGTGTCTATCGAGGAGTCAAGTGGAGCTCTGAAGATCTGAAGCCTGCTTCCAAAAACTCTAGCGGTGTATACCGAGGAGTAAAGTGGGAGCAATAAGCCGATAGTCCCGACAGAAGGGAAGCAATGGCTTCCCTTCACCCTTCCTTAAAAATACTTCTTGACATTTTTGTTCAAACCCTGTATAATATATGTTCGCATTTCGGAGAAAACTATGTTTATACAAGGCAATCTAAATTATACCTACTCAGGCAGAAAGAAGAAGTCCTACAAAGTTAAGAAAGTTGAAAAGACTTTCGTACCTCTCAATCCCAAAAAACATCATCAGTTCAGTCCTGTATGGTGGGAGCAGAAGAAAAATCAACCAAAGTCCAAAGAGTTTCTACCATGGACTGATCCAAACTGTCAGCTTTATAAAAAAGACATTAGTAGTAAGTATACTGTCAGTGTACCTTATAATAAAGGTGCATATCAAGTAATCTCCAAAGAGGATGTAAAACACATTGGAAAGTAGTATAATGTATCAAACCGTAAAAGCTTTACAGGCTCAGCTTCAATCTGCGTATTCTCGAATTGCAGCATTAACTGCTGAAGTTGATCTGTATAAGAAAAAGTATCGAGACGCTATAGATAATAATGAGTACAAAGAGAAGTACCGAAGTCTAAGAGATCATCAGCACAATATTTTAGAGAGAGACTTTAAGATGAGACAAAAGTCTTTAACTGAATTAAATTATGATGGAGACGATGAACTTGAGGGACAGTGAACCAGAACAATTAGAATTATTTGTAGAAGAAGAAGAGCCTATTCCAA